ATAGCTCCTGCTCCTTGTAGCAAAGTATTCAAAGCAGCGTGTTCGTTTCTTATGTGTAATATTCTACCATCGATTGCTTTAAGATAAGATTTACCTGCTGCTTCAATGACTCTATCTCTCAGTTTTTTAAACGCAGGTTTGTTTTCAAAGAATAATTCTCTAGCTTTTTTACCTGCTACTTTAGAAGCTTTTATTACACTACCTAATCTAGCATCACCTGCTCCGTACATTAAAGCATAGATAAAAGTCTTAGCCATGTCTCTTGTTTTAAGACCTGCAAGTTTTTGGTTGGCTGAATGTATATCACCATGTAGTATTTCTTTTATAAAATCTTCATCGTTCATGTAGTGAGCTAACATTCTAAGCTCTAAGCCTGACGCATCTATACCTAACAACACATTACCTTCTTCTACTGTCCAACAAGCACGACACTCCTTACCATAAGGTTGTCTAACACTCGGAATTTGCGCAGTGTTAGGGCTACGGTGTGTCATACGACCTGTTATAGCACCGTTAGAGATAACAGAACCGTGTATCCTATCGTTTTCTACAGCTTCTAACCAAGAAGATATCTGAGCAATACGTTTTTGTAGTAATAAAAACTCAGCTATCATCTGTGCTTCTGGTATATGTTTTAATTTCTTAAGAGTTCCTTCGTCTATAGTTGGTTGACCAGTAGGAGTAAAGCGTTTAGGTTTCCATCCTAACTCTGTAAGATATTCTCCAATCTGTTTACGGCTACCTAAATTAAACTTCTGTAATTTTTGTCTCATGAAAGGTGTCATGTCACCAGATAATTTTATCTTGTTATACTCGGCTGTGCTTACTCCTGATTTTGACAGAGTTTTATCTTTCTTTAATTTAGGAACGACTTTTCGGATGTCAACCAGTCTAGGTTTAAAAGTTTGTCTTACTTTTTCTTTAACTTCTTCTATCCTAGTTTGCAAATCTAATAGTAAAGTCATGGCTGCTCGGTCATCAAAAGCAAAACCATTCTCATGTTGTTGTTGAATAATCTTAGCAACATTATGCTCTAAGTCTATGGAATCGTTAGAGAATAATGAAGAATCTCTTTCTAATCTGTCGTAAACAAACTCATTTAACTTGACATCTTGCACACAATATTTAAGCATGTCGGGTGTGTATTCGTCAAACGAATCAGGTGATTCCATTTTAGGTACACCTATTTTATATCCCCAAGTTTTTAAACTGTGTCCGTTTTCTTGGGCAGGATTAAACAAACGAGACATTACTAATGTATCTTTAACTTTGTTTGTTAAGTCAACACCACATAACTTTTTAATTACAGGTATGTCAAAACCTATGATGTTGTGACCTATTAATGTACCTGCCTCTTTAAGAAAGTTTATACCTTCTTCAATTTTATTAGGAGGAAAACGATGAAACTCTCCACCTACAACTTTAGCAACGATACACCATATTTTTGTAGGTTTTAAACCATCTGTTTCAATATCAAAAACTACTTTAGAATTCAGTGTCTGTGTACTCATTATCAAATGTCTCCTCTGTTGTGTCCTCATGTAGTCTACCTGTCTTAGAATCATAAACTAATTGACAAGCTAAACCAGTGTCTCCTGTGTATCTTGATTTCAATACTCTAACTTTAGTTGTGTTGGCTTCTTTTTTATTAGCAGCTTGTTGGTTTCTTTCCAAAGCTATCACACAATCTGAAAGCTGCGCTATACCTTGTGATCCTTTAAGGTGAGATAGAGATACTTCAACTCCTTTCTCATGTCCTTTCTCTCCTGCTGCTCTTCTTAAATGTGAAACAAGTATCATACCCACACCTGTCTCTTCTACTAAAGATCGCAAACGATTCATTAAACTATCTATGCCTCGTCTCTCATCACCTTCTGTCATTACATTAACAAGCATGTGTAAGTGATCTACTATAACCCATTCACATTCACATCCAACTATTATATATCTTAGCTTAGAAAATATCTCATCTATATCTGTCGCACCTAAGTGTGCATGAATAAATACTCTATCTTTCTGAATTACTTTATCAAAAAGTTCAGACAGTTCTTCATCGGAATACTTATCACGTTTTTCATTAAGATAAATTCTATCGTTAGCCTCAATAGAAAGTAAACCATCTGCAGTTCTAGTCCAGTTTTCTTCGAGTGCAATAATACCTACGTTATCTGTTGTATTTTTAATGAGCCAATGCTCTAGCTCTCTAGTAACACTAGACTTACCAAGACCTGTGCCGCCTGTAAGAGTAACTAACTCTCCTTTACGCATACCAAATAACTTTTTGTTAAGCCCTTCCCAAGGATAAGCAACACTCTTCTTTACTTCTCTATGAAGCCACTCATCTTTTTTACTAGACAACTCTAGTATACCTGAAGGTGTGTATGTTTTAGCATCCCAAAAAGATTTATTAAATTCTTTGAATGCTTTAGATTTTAGCATATCATTAGCATCTTTAAAGCCATTAGGTAATGTCATAATCTTAGTCTTGTTAGGTTTTAAAATCTTAGCTACTTTTTTAGCAGCTTCTTTACCTTGTTTATCAGAGTCAAAGCAAAGAACTACTGCATCATAAGACTCTACAAACTCTATGCTTTCTCTAATATCTCTGACTGCTGATGCAGCTCCTCGTTTCAGAGAAACAACTGACCAGTTACCTTTAAACATTTCATAGACAGCCATAGCATCACACTCTCCTTCTGTTATCGTGAGATATTTACCGCCTTTACTAAAGAGTTGTTCACCAAACAAGCCTGTGTTTTCGTATGTTCCGTTCCAGTAAAAAGATTTGTTAGCTGTGTTCCTTCCTTTAGTACCTACAATATCAGTACCTGCATAATAAGGGTAGATGTGTTTAATTATTTTGCTGTCAATATCTTTAACACTTTTAACACCGTAAGCTTTAGCTGTATCTAAAGAGATACCTCTATCAGTAAGTGAATTATATTCTAGTGTTGGTTCAATACTGCTTGCAAAATCAACAAGTTTAGCAGGTGGATCTGGAAACTGAGGGTAAGTTCCTTGATAATTACTAGGTCTTTTTGGTGGTTGGTAGTTTGGTTTATTATAATCAGGAATAAACTGGTTGCAACTAAAACATTTTGCTGAGCCGTCTTGGTTAACAGAAACCGCATCACTACTGTCGCATAGTGGACAAGGTTGTTTGTGTTTTATAAATTTACTTTGTGTTTGCATATCATCTCCGAAAAAAAGAGGCGGATAAGTTACCACACTTATCTCTTATACTGTTGTCGTGTTGCCTCTTGTGTGTGTGTTTTAATTTACTGATTTTGTAACTACTTCTTCCTCCTCTGGAGATTCTTCCATAAGAGAGTCTTCGTTAACAACAGCAATTATCCTACCTGAAAAGAAATTAATACTTGCATCCAATTCTTCCATGTCTAGAGCAAGAGTTGCTTTCTTTTGATTCAACCTTTGTAGCCTACCGAAGATACCTTGCGCTTCTTCTGGTAAATCCTCTACCGAAATCTGCACATCATCAATAGTAACAAAAGGTTTCTGTTCCTCAACCATACTAGAACTCCTCTCCACCTTCACCGTCACTAAAAAACTCTGCACCGTCAGCATTCTTATACGGAATTAAATCTACAACTTGTACTGCTTGTAAGTCTAATCCTGAATAAGGTCCGTACTGTCCAGAACCATTGTACTCATTGTACTGCACACGAATTTTAGAACCATTACCTATAGCAACATCAATAGGTTCTTTATCTAAATTAAGTAAACGTGGCGCAGGTCTGACCATTCCTTTAGGTCCGTTAACTTTGCGCTTGATTACTAATGCAGGTCCTTCATCCATCTGTCTAATCTTGTGTCCTCTCGACGCAAAATCATTAGCAGTTTCTTCGTCAACAACTAAGTTGAGAGAGTAAACTGGTTCGAACTTTGTATTAGGTGTCAGTATAGAACACCAGTGTCCTTCGCCTTCTAAAATAGCCATCGTGAAATTCCTCCTGTGGCTTGGTTAAAATAAAATGAGAGTTTAAAAGCCACTTACTCTCAGAAGTGTGTTGTGAAATTTATAAAAACAACAAGCTAAACTTGAGATAAAAGGGGAATAGTTTAACTGCTCTTAAGCTAAAGATTATACCATAGTTTAAAACTAAGTGCAACCTTTATTCTTCTTCTTTTAAAAAATTATAATACTCACGCATGTCAGTCACTGTTTTTTTAGCTTCTCTTAGAGGTGCTAGTTCTTTATTTATATCCCATGAAGTTTTCTTTTCTGTATTATAAATTTTAAATACTTTATCAACACTAGCTAAATCAATCATAGCATCTAATGCAAAGTAATGATTAGTTGCAAATGTTTTTAGCGTACACTTTTCTTTGTCAATTATTACATCAACTAAATATTCATTTTCTACCATCCTAACTCCAGTTTTTGTTTAAGTTCAGGTACGTTCAACATATCTTGGAAGCAAGAGATTTCAGGATACTTTTTTAAATATTTGATTATCCATTTATCCGTCATTGCTGACAAGTACATTGTACCTTTGACCATAAAATGTGTTTGTTCAGATAACATTACATCTATATTAGATTCATTTACTTTCTCCGCTTCTTGTTCGTTCAACAAACTACGCACCCACTCAACTTGAATAGGTTTAATAAGTTTCCTGAACTGTTTCATTTTCTTTTCGTTCATGTAATTATTTTCTCCAATGGAATAACTATCGGTAACGTGTACCAATAACTATTATCTAAATGATAGTATAACATACAAAGAATACAAAGAACAAGTATTATTTTAATTATCTAACTCCTCATAATTAAGTGACTGTTGCATTGCGTTGTATTCAAACTCTAACTCCTGATACTTCCCATCAGCATAGCTAGGTATGATATGCTTGTTGCCTTGATTTGTCTGGCTTTTAATTTCCTCTTCAATTAACTGACCGATGCAATAGACAGCCCTTGAAATCTGTGAAGATTTGCGCAAACCATAAGGTATGCGTAGTTCTAACACAGCTAACGAACCTTCGATGTCATACAATAACTCTAGTTTATCTTCGGTTGTCATTGAACATCTCC